CCGGGTCTTTTAGGAGTTGGCCTCTATGGCTAACAATTTCGCTGCATTTTTCGAGACCCTGGTGGCCGGGGCCGACGAGTACAACAAGGCCAAGGTCGGTCGCACGGCGCTGCTCAACAGCGTCTACAAGGACGTCAAGCCCGAGGCTGCCCGCATCGGCAAGACGGTCGACGTCTACTTCCCGGACATCGGACCCTTGCAAGCGATCAACAACGGCATCCTGACCGGGACCAGCGTTACTCCGAACTACATCCCATTGGTGTTCCAGACCCGGGCCGGGGCCGCGCTGCAGTTCCAGGACTTTGAGCAGTGGCAGACCGCGGTCGACCTCGCTCAGAAGTTCTTCGACCCGCTCTACAAGAGGGCGCGTGAATACCTGAACGGCCAGATCGCCGCGCTGGTGACCACGTCCAACTTCAACGCCAACGCCCCGATCATCGGCGCGCTGCAGGGCGAGGTCGGTGTGGCCGATCAGCTCAACGCCTGGGGCGCGCTCTCCGACCAGAAGGTCCCCCTCGAGGACAGCGAGAAGCTCTCGCTCCTGGTCCACAACCGGGTCTACCAGAAGATGCTCGGAGACGCAGGCTGGGTCCAGGAGAGCTTGGTCTCGGCGACGATCGCCGCGGCGGCCCGCGAGACGGCCGACCTGGCGCATGCGTTCAACTTCCAGCCGAAATGGGACCAGCAGATGCCGACGGCGTCGGGCTCGATCCTCTACGGCCAGGCGACGCTCACGTCCGCGTCGGCCACGGTTACCGGGCTCAACACCAACTTCACCACCGCGGGCACCGGAGGCGTCCCCCTCACCGGGTTCTACCTGGTCTTCGGCAACGACCCGACCAAGACCCAGTACAAGGTGACCGCGGTGGCGTCGGACACCTCGCTCACGCTCAATAACGTGATCCCGACCACGCTGGTCGCCAGCGGTACCGTCACGACGACCGCGCGGCTGATCACCCTGGTCTCGGGCACGTGCGCCACGGTCGCCGGTTCGACCACCGTCACCAACTCCAATTTCACGGCGGCCAACATCGGCCAGTGGCTGCAATTCGCGACCGGCATCAACGCCGCGACCTCGGGCAACTTCTACCAGATCACGGCGACTTCGGGCACGACCTGCACCGTGGCCACGCCGATCCAGACCGTCGACGCTGGGACGATGTACGCGACGATCCAGTCCTACACCAACCTGGCCCTGCACGAGTACGCGATCGCCCTGGCCCTGCGGCCGATCGCCACGCCGGACGAGGCCCGCAATGTCGTCGACGTCTCGTACATCGACCTCATGGGCATCCCCCTGCGGGTGATGGTGTCCTACGTCCACATCTATCAGGCGCTGTTCGTGACTGTCGACTTCGGCTACGCCCTGGGCGTCATCCGTCCCGACTTCGGCGTCATCATCACTTGCTGAGAGGGGGTGGACCTTGTCGATGAATCTTCAGAACCCGCCCGACATCCTCATGGGCGTGGTCCAGTCGACCACGTATCCCAACGGGGACACGCTGCCCTACGCACCGGCGAACCTGGTGCCGGTGAGCACGGGCACGCAGTGGACCACCACGCCGATCGGCAGCCACGCGCCGCTCACCTCGATCTCGGCGGCGTACTCCGCCAGCAACGCGAACCACACCATCCTGGCGACCCTGTCGGCCGGGTTCACGGTCACCCTGCCCGCCGCGGCATCGATGGCGGTCGGCCAGGAACTGGTGATCAAGAACATCGCGGGCGCGTTCACCCTGACGATCGCCCCGTCCGGGTCGGATCACATCGAAGGCTCGGCTTCCAGCAACACCTACATCACGGCGGCAAATTACTACGTCCGGCTCATCAGCGACGGCGTGTCCAACTGGTGGATTACCGGTCAAGGCGTCGGTTGAGTTCCTTTCGATTTCAGCAGAAGGATTACACTCCATGATTCTCTCGAATACCGTCGCCAGTGCCGCCGTGCAGGGCGTGACCGTCAATGCCGCGGCCGACGACAATCCCGTGCTCGGCTTCAGCGCCGTCGGCAACGGCCGCAACTGGGTTACCACCCCGGGCCTGGCGAACGCGGCCATCAATCCGCTCGGCACGCTGACTAATGGCGCCGCGGTCAACTTCGACTGGTCGGCCTACGGTTATTTCACATTGACTTTGCCCAGCGGTGGCACGAACGCCGCCACGTTCGCCACGACGGCCACCGCCGCGCTGGCCGCGGCTTCCCAGGTCAACAGCTTCCAGCTCGGACAGCTCATCAAGCTGCGAATCACAGGCGGCGGCGGCGGCACGATCACCTTCCCGGGCACGATCACCTGGGTGGCGCAGGGAGTCGCCGCAACGACAGCCCCGACCTGGACCGGCTCCCTCGTCACCGACGTCTACCTGATCTGCACGGCGGTCGGCAGCGCTCCGACCTTCGACGCGACCTACATCCAGACCTGATCCCGTGAGTGGCGAGTGGCGAGTGGCGAGTGGCGAGAGAATCGAATTCATTCCACTACTCGCCACTCGCCACTCGCAACTCGCCACTATTTGAAGGAGGGATCATGCCTTATCCCAATCTCGGCGCCTTACAGCCCTGCTTTGACCAGTACGGCAACACCTACGAGTGCAACCCGATGGTGCAGCGCGGCACCTCGGGGGCCATGGCCAGCGGCCAATCCCTGTTCTCGGCCACGCTTCGCGAATTGGCCGGGTCGTCGTCCACGCTCACCTTTCCTCTGCTGACCGTTCCCGCCGGCGGCGTGTTTTTCGTGACCGACCTGCAAGCCACGGGCGCAGCCATCGCCTCGGGTGCCGAACTGGTCCTGTCGCTCCAGGCTGGCTCGATCATCATCGCTCAGTGCAGCCTCGGCCCGACCTCGCCGATCTCCTGCCAGTTCGAGACCCAGCCCTTCGTCCCCGCGGGCGTCACCATCAGCGCGGTGGTCACGAACGCCAACGCCACCACCCCCGCCTTCGCGCTGTTTATGGCCGGGTTCTATCAGCAATTTGGCTTCTGAGAGGGTCTCATGCCGATCACAGTCAGTCCGGCAGCCGGCGACGGGATCACGAATCCCGCCCTGCGGGTCAATTACCAGATCCAGGACACGTACGTAGCGACCGCGATCCAGGGGACCTACGTCCCGGCCTCGCTGGCCCAGACGCCGCCGTTCCAGCAAGTACCGATCCCCTTCTCGGCGACGGTCGCGGCCAGCGCCACCTCGCCGGGCTACCCGAACGTGCCCGGGTCGGGCTCGAACTACTGGATCCTCTACCTCACGATCTCGGGCGGCGTGGCCACGGTCGTCACCGCCCAGGGCACCGTCAGCGTGGCCGCCCTGGTCGCCGCCATGCCGGCCGGCGCCATCTTGATCCTCACCCAGGGACCGCTCACTTTCTCAGTAACCCCGGCCTCGCCGGCACTCTGGCCCGCCATCTCATTCCCCTGGCTGGGCAATGTCGCCCCCAATTGACGGGTGCCTCCCCGTCTTCCAGACGTGGGCCCGCCCACGTGCTCAACTGTCCTGCCCCTTCGGGGCGTGTTCGCACGCCAGGGTTCAACCTTGCTCCCTGGAACTCAAAGAGGCCCTGAAAGGGCCGTAACATAAAAGCCCAGGGCAACGCCCTGGCCCTTTACCAATGGCTGACCAACCGCTTTCAGCGCTCTCCGAGACGTTCGCGTACGGCTACTCGACCGCCGACGTCATGCTCATACTCGACGTGCTCGACACGAGCATGTTTACCACGGGCACGGACAAGGGAATCACCGTCGCGACCTTCCTGGCCCAGTACCTCCACGCCGGCTCGAACATCACGCTCACCCCCGGCTTGACCGGAGTCACCGTCGCCTCGACCGCCAGCGGCGCCGTCACAAGCGTCGGCCTGACCATGCCGCCCTGGTACTCCGTCGCCGGCTCACCGGTCACCAGCTCGGGGACGCTCGCAGTCACCGCCGCGACCGGCCAGACAGCCAACCAGTTCCTCGCCACCCCCAGCGCGTCCAGCGGCGCCGTCTCCCTGCGGGCCATTGCCGCCGCCGACCTGCCCGCCGCGCTCAGCTCCCCATTCTCGATTCAATCGGGAAGCGCGACGCTCCTGAACGTGATTCCGATGATGTACGCGGACAGCGGCCCGCCCCCACTCGTCGCCCTGGCATCGTCCGAGGTCAACACCGCAAACCAGGCATGGAACGCATTCGACTTCAACTCCAACACCCAATGGCTCGCAGGCGCCACCAGCGGCTGGGTACAGATAGACCTGGGTGCAGGAAATGCTGTCGTCAGCACCTCCTACTCCATCCAGGCCACAAACAGCGGCAACCTGACATTCATGATGACGGGCTGGACATTCGCCGGCAGCAATAACGGCTCATCCTGGACCACCCTGGACACCGAGACCGGCATCACCTGGACGGCCCTGCAGACGCAAACCTGGTCCTTCACCAACACCACGGCCTACCGCTACTACCGCCTCACCTCATCGTCCAACAACGGCGGCGTCTACTGCGGGGTCGGTGCATTGATGGTCCTGGCCCTGGGTACAGCCGCACCGCTAACGATCTCCAGTTCGGTCATCAATGTTGGCGGCAACCTCAATCCGCCGATCCAGCTCTACGGCACCGCCGTCGTCTCTGGCGGATTGACCGTGGGCGGCACCCTGTCGGCCTACGGTGCAGCGACATTCAACAACAACCTGACCGTCACCGGTTCAACGTCACTGGGCGCCGTAAGCATCACCGGAGTCACCTTCGCGGCCAGCGGCCTGACCCTGGGGACCACCGCCAGCAACTCGTACGCGATCGGCTCCACCGTCCAGTTCGGCTACGCGACAAGCGCCACCTCTTGGTTCACTAACGCCCAGGCCGGCGATGCGATCGTACGAAACTCCACATACCGGGTCTTGATCGGCGCCGGCACTCTAGACCTCGGCCAGGTGATCGTCTCAGCAACAGGGGTACAGATCCTCTCAGTGGCCACCACCGGCTCCCCGCTAACCATCACCGGCATCGCCAGCCAGTCCACACCACTCTTGCCCCTCCAACAACTCTCCAGCACCTCGACCGCCCGCAACTGCGGAATCGTCGACGCCACGTTCAACAACAACACGGACTCGAGCTGGACCGGTAACCTGCTCCTCTCCGCGGGCGATTACACCAGCTCGAACGCAGGCCAGCGCCTGGGCATCCAGATCCAGTCCAACGGCTCGGTCGCCCTGATCGGCCACTTCGGCGCGACGCCCGTCATCCAGCCTGCCACCACGGGCACGGGCACATCCGGATTCACCGCCAACTCAGGGACGACCGTCAACGCCCTGAGCACGTTCACGGGCAACACCGGCTCAACAGCCTACACGCTGAGCGACGTCGTGCTCGCGCTCAAGCAGCTCGGCCTCCTCAAGTCCTAAGGACCATCGTCATGGCACAGAACATCACAACCAAACAGCAGAACTTCGTCACCAACCTGGCGAGCGCCATCGTCGACCTGCTTACCGCCAACGGTGAACTGCTCAACCTCTGCGGATCGCAAAGCGAATCCCAGTGGAACGCGAACGCCTACGCGACCGGCGACAGCCCAGCCGCCAACAACATCACCGACGCGGTACTCAACGCGACGCCCAACGCCCTGCAATACATCTCCGCCGCCGACCTCAACGCCGCCGTCGCCGGCGTGGTCGCCGTGCAAGCCACCATCAGCGCCAACATCGGCCAGCTCGAGGCCCTGAGGAGTTGAGCGTTGGCCTACCTCCTGCTCGAAAACGGCGCGCGCTTGATGCTCGAGAGCGGCACTGGAAGGATTCTGCTCGAGGGCCCGATCTCGTACTTCCTGCCCTACGAGTACATCTCGATTCCGATCGTGGTAGGCAACACGAACCCCTTCGACATCGATCCCGAGCAAACGATTCCGATCGCGGTAGGCAACGCCAACCCCTTCGACATCGACCCCGAGCAAACCACGCTCATCACGGTGGGCAACGCCAACCCCTTCGACATCGACCCCGAGCAAACCACGCTCATCACGGTGGGCCTGACAACCGCGGACTGAGGGGTCTTCCTTTGATCTTTGCAGCTTACCTCCAAGGCAAGACGGCGTCCTATGGGCTGGCATTCGGGCCGGTCGGGGTGGGCATGACCTTCCTGGCGATGGAAGCGACCGGCACCCTGGTACCGCCGACCTCATCCCTGGGCCCGCTAGTTAACGCAGGCCAGTACGCGCTCTCGGCCTACCAGGCCGCCAGCCCGTTCATCCCGGGCACGCTCTACACGGTGACCGCGGTGATCCCCGATCCCCTGGCTAACCCCGGGGACGTTGGCGCGCACCCCACGAATATCGACGACCACGTCTATGATCCGGGCGACCAGGTCACCCTGTCTGGCGGCATCGGCACCGTTTCCGCGCTGGTCCTCTCGACCACCCTGAGAATCTCATGAGTATCGCAATCGAGCTGGTACAGGGCACCGCCCGGGACTTCCCCTTCCAGGTCACGAACCCCGACGGGACGGTCCCCACGGGCATCTTCCTCGCCACGGACGTGCTCACGGCCAGCGTCTGGGCGGGGTCGAACGAGGTACCGCTGCTGACGCCGATGGCGACCTGGATCTCGGCCACGAACGCCCAGTACCAGGTGACGCTCCAGGACACCGACAGCAGCTCCCTGGGCTACGGGATTTACTATCTCCAGGCGTACGCGACCCGGGCCGGGACGCCGTCCAGGACGACGGCGCTCCTGCCCCGGGGCACGTCGCTGGAGATCATCGCGGCGCCCCTGGCGGTCGTTCCCAGGCCGACCTACATCAGCATCATGGACCTGCGGAAGATCGCGCCCTGGATCGACGACCTGCAGGTGCCGGATTCCCACGAGGAATTTGACGACCCGTGCGCGGACTCGCGCGACTGGCTGGATGAGATGACCCTGCGCAACTACCGCGGCGGCAACGTCTCGCTCCTGGGGTACCACGGATTTGCCCTCGACGCCTGGTACACCGGCGGTGGGCGGCGAACGAGCCTGACGAACCGCTGGCTGTTCGCGGCCCTGGCCGCCAACCAGCTGCTGGTGACGCCCCGGATCAAGAACGTGTGCGCGTACTTCGCCCTCTCCCGGATCTGCGAGAGCATGATCACCAAGGGCGGGATGTATGCGATGCTCGCGGCCCGGTATCGACTCG